CTGACCGGATTTAGTGTCGGTAAGGATGGTAAAGGTGGTGATGCATCTGTCGTAGGTTTAAAAGCTATTGAAGGACTTGGTGCTGATGCAGGAGCAGTTGGTGTAGCAGCAATGCAACAAGGTCTTGCTTTTAATCCACAAACATCATTAGCATTTGACGGTGTTAATTTAAGAACATTTTCTTTTGCATTTACTTTAGTACCAGAATCAAAAGAAGAAGCAGAAGATTCTAGACGTATTGAAAACTTCTTTCGAAAATATATGTATCCTAAAAAAGAAGGACAAATATCTTTAGTATATCCACCTAAATTTAAAATACAATTTTTTATTGGTGAAAAAGAAAATAAATATATGCCAATGATTCATGATTGTTATTTAGCAGGAGTAGAAGCAACATTTAATCCAGATAGTAATGCATTCTTTATTGATGGTCAACCGACTGCAGTTAGTTTAACACTAAACTTTAGTGAAGTTAGAATGCTTACACGCCACGATGTATATAAAGAAAGCCAATCAACTGAAGATCCAAGCTATGATTATAGTCGACCAGGATCTCAAGGAGCATAATTATGGCATTCTTTAACCAATTTCCAAAAGTAGAATACGACTTTAATCGCCAAGGTGTTATTAATAATATGGTAAACATATTTAGAAATGTTAGACCATTACAAAATTTTGTTGATAATACCACAGCTTATACTTACTATGAAGTAAGAAACGGGGAAAGGCCAGATATCATTTCTAGAAAGTTATATGGAAACCAAAACTTTTATTGGACATTCTTTATTGTAAACGAAGCTTTACATGATGGATTACAAACTTGGCCATTGTCACAAGAAGATTTATTTACATATATTGAAAGAGAATACGAAGGATATGCTATTACAACAAATCCAACTATTACAAGAACAAGCGATGGACTTCTTATATCTCACGAAAATTCATTAGCAGGTAAAACACCTACAGGAACTACTGGATTATTTCAATTAGGAGAAACAATAACTGGTGGAACATCTGGAGCTACTGGAACATTAGTTCAAAAGAATTTAGACTTAAACCAATTAATCATACAAAATGTAACTGGTGCATTTCTTGGAGATCCAACTACACTTCCTACAAATACAACCGAAAGAATTACTGGAGCAACATCTGGGGATTTTGTTGATTCATATCAAGCATACAAATATGCAGATGCACCGCATCACTGGTTTGTCGAAGGAGATAAAGAAGAACAACCTGTAACAAATGCAGCATATATTAATGGTGGAGTTCCAACAAGCGACCTATCATTTAAAACAAATCGTGCAGTCGTAGAAGAAATTAATGATGAAAGATCTAGAATTAGAGTCATATCACCAAGTTATATTGACCGATTTGCGGATGAGTTTGAGACTATATTAAATGCCTAGAACATCGAGATTAATTGGAGGTGTTTCTGTTAATCCAGAAGCGTTTAATGTTGTTAGTGCAACTTTAAAATATAAGAATTCTGAATTTGAAGTAGATATAAGAAACTTATTCCAACAAATACAAATATACGAAGATATAAACAAACCATTTTTAGAAGTAATTCTTTTTTGTTTAGACTCTACTAACTTATTAGAATTTACACAATTAAATGGTCATGAGAAAATAAACTTAAGAATACAAAGACAAGCTGGTGGTGAAGACAAAGATTCAAAAGAAAAGTTTGATTTAGATTTACGTATTGCAGAGATATATGATTATATTAGAGAAGACCCTGGAAAACAATATTATAAATTAAGATGTGTTTCTGAGCATGTATTTCATAATCAGACTAAAGCATTAAGAAGAAGCTTTCAGGGATCAATCGGTAAATTAGTAAAAGATATTTGTAGTAATGATTTAAATATAGAAAAACTAGATATTAATACAGACACACAAGATATTGTAAAAGGAATATATCCTACATTAAGACCAATGCAATGCATTAATTGGTTATTACGAAATTCTTATGATAATGGAACTCCATTTTATTTTTATGAAACTACCCAAGATGGAATACAATTTAATTCTTTTGAAAATTTAATTGAAAAAGATAGCTATAAGACTTATGAATTTAAACCTTACTTTGAATATGAAATGGGATCGAAAGAAGGTTACGATGAACAAGCACGAAGAATAACATCACTTGGTTCAGCATTAGGAATGTCTAAATTAGAAGGTATGTCAAATGGTTCTTATGCATCTACTTTGCATTCATTAGATATAGCTACGAAAGAATATAAAAAACATTTTTATAATTATGATAACTCTGATCCAAAAAAACTAAATAAAAACAAACCATTCAGTGACCATACAAAAATACTAGATAAAAAATTAGTTGATTTAAAAGAAGGTAAACATTATTTCTTATCTCGTAATACAGAATCATATCCGGACCATGTTAACTACCATGAACCAAATCATGTAACTATGTTAAAAGGTCAAGGGCATTTGAGCACAATGAATTTTATGACTCATAATTTTGCATTACCTGGTGACTTTAATTTAACAGTAGGAAAGAAAATAAAATTAGAATTTATAAAAGCTGTAGACCTAAAAGAGTTTGATGACCCTACAGTTCCATTAGATAAATACTTAGGTGACGAATATTTAGTAACAGGGTTAGTACATACTTTAGGTCCAGACAAATATACAATGAGTTTAAAAGTACAAAAAGATTCTGTCGGGAGAAAGTTAGGTGTATAGACAAGACGATCAATTTGTAGGTGGCCAATTCGATTGGTTTATAGGAGTAGTAGAAGATACTAACGATCCTAAGAAACTAAATAGAGTTAAAGTTAGATGCTTTGGTTATCACACAGACGATAAAGCAGAAGTTAAAGTAGAAGATCTTCCATTTGCCACAGTTATGATGCCAAGTACTTCTCCAAGTGTAGAAGGTATAGGTCAAAATCATCAATTATTATCTGGCTCTTGGGTGGTTGGATTCTTTCGTGATGGTCCAAGTGCGCAAGATCCTATTATACTAGGAAGTATTATGTCTTTTACAGAGACAGCAAGAGATACTTCTTTAGGATTTTCTGGTACTTATGGAAACAAAGCAGCAACATCCGATGTTCCAACTGAAGTAGATAGTGCAAATGCAAACCAAGTAACAAAAACTGTTGGCGGTCATTTAATAGAATTAGATAACACATCTGGTGAAGAAAGAATAAACGTTAAACATAAAAGTGGAACAACCTTATTAATTGATAAAGATGGTGGAGTACACGTAAATGCTATTAATGATATTGTAACAATTGATGGTAATACATCTATTACTGGTACTTTAAATGTAAGTGATGCTGCGACTCTTCAATCAACATTAGATGTAACTGGTAACCAAACCAATGCGGCAAATATTACTGCCAGTGGAACAGTTACAGATTCTGGTGCAACATTAGCAACACATACACATCCAGGAGATTCAGGAGGAAATACCGGTTCTCCTAATTAATTCGTATAAATAAAGACATGGCTTCAACATTAATACAATCAGATAAAAGCATATCAGGAGATCTTTCTCGAGCTAAGGTCGTATCACGTAAGAAAGGTCATAGGGATTTAGACCTTAAATTGGCTATACATCCTATTCGAAAAGATTTAAACGTATTAAAAGATGATAATGCAGTAAAGAATGCTGTTAAGAATCTTTTAGTTACAAATGCAAATGAAAGACCTTTTCAACCTTTTCTTGGTGCGAACTTAAGGGGTTTACTATTTGAACCTGCAGATGCTCTTACAAAGATAGCATTAAGAGAAAACATATTTGATGTATTAAAGAATCATGAACCAAGAATAGAAGTTCAAGACATTGATATAAAAGATTTAGCAGACCAAAATGCTTATCGGGTTTTAGTTAAAATGAGAATAAAAGAATTCGACACTGACGATCAGGTCGAAATAGTATTAAGAAGGTTACGATAATGGCTACAAATTTAAAAGTTACAGAATTAGATTTTGATGATATAAAAGACAATCTAAAAGCATTTTTAAAACAACAAACAGAATTCAATGATTATGATTTCGATGGTTCAGGTATGAGTGTATTACTAGATGTTCTAGCATATAATACACATTACAATGCAATGAATGCACACTTTGCTTTAAACGAAGCATTCTTAGATTCTGCACAAATAAGAGGTAATGTAGTTACAAGAGCAAAACTCTTAGGTTATGTTCCACGTTCAGTATTATCACCAAGAGCAACAATTGAATTAGTTGTAAATGTTCTTGGAGAACCAGCTGATTCTGTACCTAGTACTCTTACACTTCCAAGAGGAACTAAATTAAAAGCTTTATTAGGTGGTGAAGAATTTCAATATGTAGTTTTAGATAATCACACAGCACTTATTTCAGGAAATACTTTTACTTTTCCAAATGTAACTATATGCGAAGGAACTTTTAGGGAAATAAAGTATAGAGTTGATAACGATATAGAAAACCAAAAGTTTCAATTAACATCAGATGCAGCAGATACTTCTACATTGCGTGTTCGTATACAAGAAAATGAAGAAAGTACAGCATTTGATATTTACACAAAATTCGAAAGTCTTTCGGCTGTTAATGCAGAAACAAAAGTTTATTATCTTCAACAAAATTCAAATGAATATTTTGAAATATATTTTGGTGATGGGGTTACAGGATTTAAACCAGTAAATAATAATATTGTTACTGTAGATTATGTCACAACAAAAGGAAAAGATTCAAATGGATCAGGTAAAGCAGTAAATGCAACTGATGGATTTAGTATGGTTGATAATGTTGGGGGATTTTCTAGTATTTCTGTTACAACAAAAGCTCTATCCTCTGGTGGTGTTGACCAAGAAACATCTGAAAGTATTAGATTTAATGCACCACTTACATTTACTTCGCAAAACAGAGCGGTGACTGCAGATGATTACGCAGCTATTATTAAAAAATCATTTTCGAATATAGATTCAATTGCTACCTGGGGAGGTGAAGACCAAGACCCACCAGAATATGGAAAAGCATACATCGCAATTAAGCCTTTATTATCTCAAACTTTAACTGAAGAAGAAAAACAAGAAATAACTGGAGTTATATTAAAAGGTAAAAATGTAGTTTCTATTACGCCAGAGATCGTGGATCCTAACTTTACATTTTTAGAATTAGATGTATTTTTTAAATACAATCCAAACTTAACAGATAGAAGTTCTACAGATTTACAAACTGTCGTTAGAGATACTATTAAAGATTATAATTTTAATAACTTAAATAAATTTGATGGGGTATTTAGACATTCAGAGCTATTAAGAAAAATAGATAATTCAGATCCTTCTATTTTAAACAGTTCGATTCGTCCTCGTATGTTCCAAAATATTACTCCTGTTAACAACGCTTTAAATAATTTTGATTTATCTTTTACATCTCCTTTCTTTCAATCTGGAAATTCAACAACATTTGTTTTAAATAGTACATCGTTTAAAATAAACAATGACGATTGTTTCTTTGGGGATAAACCAATAAGTGGTTCTACTAATAGACAAGTTATAGTATATAAAATAGTTTCTGGGTCAAACGTAACTGTTATTGACAATGCAGGAGAAGTTGATATAGTAAATGGTAAAGTTAAATTAAATAGTTTTCAACCGGACACTACTGATTCTATTAGATTAACATTAACGCCTAATTCATTAGACTTAGCACCAAAAAGGGATCAACTATTATCGATTGACGATTTAAGAGTAACGATTATTCCAGAGGTAGATTCAATTGCAGTTAGTGGTTCTACTGGTTCTATTAATTACACAACACCATCTAGATTTAAATAATGCCAACATATACGGAAAAATCTTCACCAGGATACGTAGAATCTTCTAATTCTACAAAGAAGAAAACAAAAGAAGATATTAGATATTCACAGCTTTTACCAGCACACATCTTGGAAGATGCTCCGATGCTGGATAGTTTATTAAAAGCTTACTATACATTTTTAAATTTAGACGAATTTATATATCAAGAAACAAAAACATTTACAGATGTTATACTTAATGGCCAAGCACAGTTTCGAATATCAGACCCGGAAAACGACAACAACGAATTTTTTGTAGATCCAACTGGTGCTAGTTCAACATTAGTTGTTCAGAATCTAGATGGAACAACTTCGACTGTTTCACTAAATGATATTAATGTTGCAATAACAAATGGAAATGATTTACCAGGATCTTTAGCTAATATAACAACTGAAACAGGTAAAACATTTACCGTGACTGGACTATCGTCTGAAAATAATAAATCTTGTACACTGACAACAATTGTTAAAAAATATGTAGGACCAGGTCCATCGAATGTCATGAGTTCGATAGAAGGTGCATTAGACATAGACCAAAATTCCCTAAATTATTTAGAGCTAATGCAAAAAGAAATTGCAGCATCTATTCCAAGAAACGTAACAGTTAATAAAAGAAATCTTTATAAACAAATATTAGACTTTTATAAAGTAAGAGGTAATAACGAATCAGTTGAAATATTTTTTAGATTGTTATTTAATGAAGAAGTTGTTATAGAAAGACCATTTGATAAAACTCTTATACCTTCTTCTGGAAACTACGATACTAATCAAAACAGATATTTAGATAACAAAGGATTTTTATCCGATAGAATAAAGTTACAAGATAGTTTTAGATTCCAAAAATTTAGTTACTTAATTAAAACAGGTAAAGACGTATCTGATTGGAAAGATGTTTATGATAAGTTAGTACATCCAGCTGGTTTTATTTTCTTTGGTGAAATTTTAATCTTACTTAATTTAGTTAGTACTGGGGTCATAGCATTTAGAAAACAACTACCTGCAGTCGCAGGAATAACAAGAGATTTAAATTCTGCAATGCCAATCAGACAACCTGGTGCAATTGGTATTGAAGATTTACCTTTATTGGTAGAAGCATTTGTATCTTCTTTCTTACCAAAGGTCGAAGCTAAAATACATAAGTCAGCAACATTTTCTGCAACTTTAAATGCATCAGGACAATTATCAGCATTAACAGTTGGAGAACCTGGGTTTGGATATGCTTCCGCCCCAGCTCTTACAATTAATGGTACTGCAATATCAGGACAATCAATAGTTAATCCATCTATTACTATCGGAATAACATCTGATGGTCAAATAGATGTAGATAATATTACTATTAATAGTGCAGGATCTGGATTTGCAAATATAGCTATTTCTGCAGCTGCTAATCCTAATGTAGGTAAATTAGCAGCTATAAATACTACTGGATTGGCTGCTAAAAAAAGATATGATTCAGCTCCAAATTTAGTTTTTGAAGCACCAACATCAGTAGATGCAGATGGTAATCCATTAGGATCTAACGTAACTGCTACGGCTACTTTAAATTTAAATGCTGATGGTGAAATAACAGGTTCTACTATAACAAATGCAGGTAATGGATATGTTGTAGATCCTGGGGTAAGAATAGGAAGTCAGGTTAATAATGAACAAAGGGCAAAAGATCACGAGTCAATATTAATTATATTAATGAATCATAAAGATAATTTAAGTGGTACATTAGATGAAACTAATCCATTTGAACAAAAAGCACCCTTTGATAAACAAAGAATTTTTAATAACAACAATAGAATTGAGCAATTTGGCGCAATACAACTGCAAAACATTAGTTCAACTAGTATAAATAGATATAACGTGGGCACTTTTGTACACGAAGAAGTAATATAAGAGGATAGTAAAATGACAGCAATAGTCACATCAGACTTTAGGGTCGTAAACGCTGAGAATTTTAAAGAAGACGTAGCGGGAGCTAGCGTATATGTAGCTATTGGTAAATCCGATGTCTGGTCTTTAACAACATCAGATACGACAGATTCAACAAACATTGCGGGGGAATTCCCACCAAACGATCATATAGATGATATTGGAGAAGCAAGAGCCAATTTTATGGCTATGCAAAAGGTAAATGCAACAGATATATCTCACGTAGTACCGAGATACACTTGGACTTCTGGTAGAAGTTACGTAGCTTGGGATAGTAATGATGGAGCTATTTTTGATAAAGAGTTCTACATTATTACAGCAGAATTTAAAACTTATAAATGTATCGTTGCAGGAGCATCAGGTTCTACAGTACAACCTACACAAACTTTAACAGTTCCAACAGCAGAATCAGATGGATATGTATGGAAATATATGTATACCGTACAGGTAACTGATTCAGAAAAATTCCTTACAACATCATACATGCCAGTTAAAACAGTATCTCTTGCATATGCTTCAGATTCAGCTGCACAATCAGCTTTAAGTGAAGGAGATTATGCACAATATCTAAACCAAAAAGCTTCACGCGACCACGCGAACGCAGGAGGTATTGAAAGAATAGAAGTTAGCAATAATGGATCTGGATATTCAAGTGCTCCAACTGTAACTATTACTGGTGATGGTACTGGTGCTACTGCAACTGCAGTCATGACTGGATCTGGCTCAAGTCAAACAGTAGCTTCTATTACTGTTACTGGTAAAGGATCAGGTTATACTTTTGCAAAAGTCACTTTCTCTGGCGGTGGTGGATCATCAGCAGCAGCTAATGCAACTCTTGCTCCTGGAAAAGGACATGGTGTCGATCCTATTGCAGAGCTAGGAGCATTCTTTATTGGGATTAATACACAACTAACAGGTGCAGGTGGATCTGGTTCGGACTTAACAGTTGGAAATGATTTTAGACAAATATCATTAGTTAAAAATCCAGTTAATTTCGGAACAACAACTACATCTACAGCAGCTACATTAAAAGCTATGAAATATTTAGATTTTGCATCTGGTGTTTCTTTAACTAGTTTTCAGGTTGATGAAGTATTAGTTGGTGGAACTTCTGGAGCCCAAGCTTTTGCAGTTGATATAGATACTACAAACGGATTTATCTATTATGCACAAAATAGTAAAACAGGATATACAGCCTTTACAAATGGGGAAACGATCACGGGTCAAACTTCAAGTGCATCGGGTGCTTTGGAATCATCGAGCGCAGTCGGTAATCCGGAGGTTGATAGAGATTCTGGTCAAATGCTTTTCCTAGAAAATAGAACACCTATTAATAGAACAGCAACACAGATTGAAGACATTAAATTAATTATTGAATTCTAATTTATTAGAAGGTAAAAAACATGACAACAAAAGTAAAAAACTACAACATATCACCGTACTTTGATGACTTTGATGAGAGTAAAAATTATCAAAGAATATTATTTAAACCAGGTGTTGCAGTACAAGCTAGAGAATTAACTCAGTTACAAACCGCACTACAAGCTCAACTGGATCGAGTTGGAAGATATTCTTTTAAAGATGGTTCAAGAGTCGTAGATGGTAAAGTTAGTTTAGATGTTACTTTTGATTTTATTAAAATAGAATCTTCCTTTACTCATAGTGTTGGTGGTGCAGTTAATACAGATACTTATTTATCAGAATTTGTTGGTTCTACAATTACTGGATTAGGTAATAGTGGAAACCAAGTCACAGCAGAAGTTATCGCGGTAGAAGCTGCAGCAGGATCAGATCCAAATACACTTTATATTGTATATAAAAATAAAGGTGGAACAAATAGAACAGTAGATACGTTTACCGCAGCAGAAGAATTTACATCTGATTCAAATACTACATCTTCTACAGTTAGACATGGTAAATTATTAACATCTGGAAGTACCCCAACTGGTACTGGTTCTAGGATTAATATTGAATCTGGAGTTTATTTTATTGCTGGTAACTTTGTTTTTGTACCAGGCGGTTCTTTAATCTTAGACAAATATACAAACACTCCAAATTATATTGTAGGATTATCAGTTACAGAAACACTAGCAGGAACAGCACAAGATTCTACACTAAATGATAACGCTACTGGAACTCCAAACTTTGCTGCTCCTGGTGCAGATCGTTATAAGATAGCTACTGCTCTCATAAAAGAACCTTTGTCTTTAGGTTCAAGAAGTACAGATAGTTACGTACCTTTAGCAACTATTATTGATGGTAAAATACAATTAGATAAAACAGATAAAACAAACGACACAGCTTTAGGAAGAAGATTAGCTACAAGAACATTCGAAGAATCAGGTGATTACAGCGTACAACCAATCGAGTTAAATATACGTGAACACCTAGATGATGAAGCAGGTAATGGTGGATTACTTACATCTGGAAATGGTGGATCTGTAGACAAATTAGCAATTGGTGTAGAACCAGCAGTTGCTTATGTAAAAGGATTTAGGAACGAACATTTTTCTACACAATATGTTGAAACAGAAAAACCAAGAGGAACTGATGCAACAAATAATGTTAACTACGCAGCAACACAAGTTAAATTAGGGGCTTTTGTTCGAGTAGCATTAAGTGGTCTAGCTGGTTTACCAGACATTGATACATACAGAACACTTAAT